GGCAGAAGAAAATGGAATTGTAGGTGGAATAGAAATTAAAAATGTTTGGTATCAACCTCCTCCTGCTGTCAATCAATTATATTCTCCTTCTCTATTAATGGGTCAGGGTGGTCTAGGAGGCGTCCCCCCAGCAGGTTTATATGGATTTGGATATGGAACTGTTAATTATTTAATGATGCCCACAAGTTATGTTATGCAAAATTTACAAGCCATTGAAATGCAAAACACAGTTATGTTTTCCAATTATACTTTTAATATTATAAACAATATACTTTCAGTATTTCCTGTTCCTGGAACAGGAATGACTGGGGATGATTTTGATGGGGGAGAGGATTTAGGATATGGTCAATATTTAGTATTTGATTTTATTAAAATTCAAGATAGAATAGATGCAGCTTTTTCTAATGGTACTAATAAAATTACAAATGTTGGAAATGCACCTTATGTGAATCCTACTTACTCAAATATCAGTTCAATAGGTAGAAGTTGGATTTTTGAATATACTTTAGCTAAAGCTAAAGAAATGTTAGGTTTAACTCGTAACAAATATTCATCAATCCCTATTCCTGGAGCTGAAGTAACACTAAATGGTAATGAATTAACCTCAGCAGCAGCATCTGAAAAAACAGAATTAATTACAAGATTAAGAGATTATTTTGATCAAACTTCACGTCAAGCATTACTTGAAAGAAGAGCAGCAGAATCTGTAGCTCGTGTACAAGAGATAAACCAAGTTCCAATGACAATATTTATAGGATAATATGGCATTATATGGACAAATGAGAGATATTAGTATGTTTCGATTTGTGAATCGCTAATTGATGCAAAAAATTATTTCTGAACAAGTAGTATTTTATAAATATAATGTTACAACAACTAAAGTAAATATGTATGGTGAAGCATTTGAAGGTAGAAATTTTGCAGACCCAGTATTATTATTTTCATTAATTGATATAGGAGACCAAACCTCCCCAGTAGATGATTTTGGTGTAGGATTTAAATGGCCTGTTACTTTTAAGTTTTTAAGAGATGATTTAGTTGATGCTAGTTTACATCCTGGACAAGGAGATATTATTATGTGGCAAGAAGGATATTATGAAGTAGACAACGTTAACGCAGTTCAATTTTTTGTAGGTAAAGATCCTGATTATCCTTATTTAGATGGCGCTGGAAATAACCCTTATGAAACAGATTTAGGTCAGTTTGGATATAATGTATCAATTATTTGTGAATGTCATTATGTACCATCAGACAGAGTAAATATTCAATTATCAAGATTGTAATGAGTAACGGAAGATTAAATAAACCAACCCCAAAAACTCAACGTGAAATTAGTGTTGAACAACATCAATCAACGTATGTACCCGCAGGCAATCCAAATTATGCCGACCCTAATGTTTCTGGTGTTAATCGTGCATTACAAACATCATTTCGCGACGATAATACAAAACCTTTTAGTATTGGTATTAAAGATATCGATGAAGCTGTATTTTATTATTTTGAAAATGTTATTCAACCTTCTGTTATACAAAATGGTGCTCGTTTACCTGTTCCTATAATTTATGGTTCTCCTGAAAAATGGAAATCATTCCAAAAAGATGGTTACTACAGAGATCAAAAAGGTAAAATAATGGCTCCTTTAATTATGTTTAAACGTGAGTCAATGGATAAAGTTAGATCTGTTGGTAATAAATTAGATGCTAATAATCCTCATAATTATAGTGTTTCGACTAAAAAATATGATTCAAGAAACTCATATGATAATTTTAAAGTGTTAACAAACAGAATTCCTGAAAAACAATATTATGCAACAGTAATTCCTGATTATTTAACTATAACATATACATGCGCTGTGTTTACGTATTATGTAGAGCAACTTAACAAAATAGTTGAATCTATAGAATACGCCTCAGATGCATATTGGGGTGACCCACAAAGATATAAATTTAGAGCTATGATTGATTCTTTTGGATTTCAAACTGAATTAGCTCAAGACGAAGAAAGAATAGTAAAAAGTACTTTTAACATTAGACTAAATGGATATATTGTTCCCGAAATCTTACAAAAAGATATTAACTCTCTTAAAAAATTCTCAGATACAACAAAAATTATATTCTCAGTTGAAGCCTCTTCATTGGATGCCTTATATAATGGTCAAGACAATGGCAATGGAACTATCACTACCCCAGAAACAATAAAAGCTCTGGAAGTAAAGAAAAAAGTCAATGCAATATGATCCTTTTCCAATATTTATATAAGATAAATCCTGAAGAATGGCTCAAGTAAGATTTTTAGACCAAGTTCCAGTTGGTGTATATCAAGTAAATCCTGCCGGTGGTGGGGGTACTATTGATATTTACCAGAATGGTACATTAGTTAGTTCTAGTGTACCGTTTTTAAATTTCTCAGGTTCACAAGTAGAATTATCTACTTTTGATGCCACTGGTGTAACAGTATACATTTCAGGTTCAGGAACCGGATTTCCATTTTCAGGATCTGCAGTAATTACTGGATCTTTGTTGATTTCTGGTTCAAATCCTTTCGTAGTAGTAGGATTACCTGAACAAGATATCAATTATATCTTAACATATAACCCAGCTAATGGACAAATTGGTTACGTAAATACAACTTCAGGTACAAGTGGATTTGCTGGTTCTTCAGGAACAGCAGGTGTATCAGGAACTTCAGGTACAAGTGGTACATCAGGTACATCAGGTGCGGGTGGTACTTCAGGTGCTAGTCGTACTTCAGGTACAAGTGGTACTTCAGGAACTTCAGGTGTAGATGGAACTTCAGGTGTAGATGGAACTTCAGGAACTAGTGGAACTAGTGGAACAAATGGTTCAACTGGCACATCAGGTTTAAGTCAAACAGCCGGAACATCCGGTACAAGTGGTACTAGTGGGACTACAGGTAGTACTGGTACTTCAGGCCAATCAAATAATAGTGGTACTTCAGGAACAAGTGGTACTAGTGGTACAGCTGGTTCAGTAGGTACTTCAGGAAATGCAGGATCAAGTGGATTATCTCAAACCTCAGGAACAAGTGGTACAAGCGGTACTGCAGGTTCTTCAGGAACTGAAGGATCTTCTCAAACATCAGGTACTAGTGGTACTTCTGGTACTTCAGGTACTAATGGTGCTATAGGAACATCAGGTGCAAGTCAAACAGCAGGTACTAGCGGTACAAGTGGAACTTCAGGTACGGCAGGTTTAGCAGGAACAAGTGGTGCTAACCAAACAGCAGGTACTAGTGGTACATCAGGAACTTCAGGTTCTGCTGGTTCAGCAGGTGTTGCTGGAGCTTCAGGAGCTTCAAGTACAAGCGGTACTAGTGGCACATCAGGAAGTACCGGTACATCAGGTGCTGATCAAACCTCAGGAAATTCAGGTACTAGTGGTACATCAGGTACTACAGGTTCAGCAGGTACTTCAGGTGATTCTCAAACTGCAGGCACTTCAGGAACTAGCGGTACTAGTGGTACTGCCGGTTCAGTAGGTTCATCAGGACAATCAGGTACTAATGGTACAAGCGGTACTTCAGGTACTAGCGGTACTTCAGGTGATAGTCAAACAGCAGGTACTAGCGGTACATCAGGTACAGCAGGATCTGCTGGTACTTCAGGAGATGCTGGTACAAGTGGCAATTCAGCAACATCAGGAACTAGTGGAACAAATGGTTCGAGTGGTACAAGTGGTAATACAGGTACTTCAGGTGTTTCATCAACTTCAGGCACATCAGGTACTTCAGGAACAAATGGTTCAAATGGTACCAGTGGTAACGCAGGAAATAGTGGTGCTTCTTCAACAAGTGGAACAAGCGGTACTAATGGTTCAAACGGAACCTCAGGAAATGCAGGCTCTTCAGGTGCTAGTGCAACTTCTGGTACTAGTGGAACAAATGGTTCAAACGGAACCTCAGGAAATGCAGGCTCTTCAGGTGCTAGTGCAACTTCTGGTACTAGTGGAACAAATGGTTCTGCAGGTACAACAGGTGTAGCAGGTACTAGTGGAGCTAGTGTTACATCTGGTACTAGTGGTACATCAGGTACAGCAGGTAGTACGGGTACTTCAGGTAATAGCCAAACAGCGGGTACAAGCGGAACAAGCGGAACGAGCGGAACTGCTGGTAGTACAGGTACATCAGGCCAATCAGAAAATTCAGGTACTTCAGGAACTTCTGGTACATCCGGTACTTCAGGTTCAATAGGTACTTCAGGAAATAGCCAAACAGCTGGCACAAGCGGCACTTCAGGTACAAGCGGTACAGCAGGTTCAATAGGAACCTCAGGAAATAGCCAAACAGCAGGCACAAGTGGAACTTCAGGTACTTCAGGTACAGCTGGTTCATCAGGAACTAGCGGTGCTGATGGTTCATCAGGTGTAAGCCAAACTTCAGGTACCTCAGGTACATCTGGTAGTAATGGTACTTCAGGTAACGCCGGAAATAGTGGTACAAGTAGCACTTCAGGTACATCAGGTACTAGTGGTTCAACTGGTACAAGTGGTTTATCACAAACTGCAGGTACATCTGGTACATCAGGAACATCAGGTTCAACAGGTACTTCAGGAAATAGTGAAACTTCAGGTACTAGTGGTACAAGCGGTACTTCAGGTTCAACAGGTACTTCAGGAAATAGCCAAACAGCTGGAACTTCAGGAACAAGTGGTACAAGCGGTACCGCAGGTTCAACAGGTACTTCAGGTCAATCAAGTTCAGCAGGCACATCAGGAACAAGCGGTACTTCAGGTACTGCTGGTTCAAACGGAACTAGTGGTAATGCAGGTAATAGCGGTACTTCTTCAACAAGTGGTACATCTGGAACCTCAGGTTCAACAGGTACTTCAGGTTTAAGTCAAACTGCTGGAACAAGCGGTACTTCAGGTACCTCAGGAACTTCAGGTTCTACAGGTACAGCAGGTATTTCCGGTTCTTCAAATACAAGTGGAACAAGTGGCACTTCAGGTACAGCTGGTAGTAGCGGTACTGCAGGCCAATCAGGTGCTGATGGTACTTCAGGTACAAGTGGAACAAGTGGTACAGCCGGTAGTATAGGTACATCCGGAGCTAGTCAAACAGCTGGTACATCAGGTACAAGTGGAACGGCTGGTAGTGCAGGTACAGCTGGAAATAGCCAAACTGCTGGAACAAGTGGCACTTCAGGAACATCAGGTACAGCTGGTAGTAACGGTACATCAGGTAATTCAGGTGCTTCAGGTACTAGTGGAACTTCAGGTACATCAGGTACTTCAGGTTCTACAGGTACTGGAGGTAATGCAGGTAATAGTGGTACAAGTAGTACTTCAGGTACTTCAGGTACTTCAGGTTCAACTGGTACATCAGGTTTAAGTCAAACAGCTGGAACTTCAGGTACAAGTGGCTCTTCAGGTTCTTCAGGTGCTGCTGGTTCAGCAGGAACTAGCGGTACTTCAGGAACTAGTGGAACAGCAGGTTCCTCAGGAACTTCAGGAAATTCAGGCGCTGCTGGTACATCAGGTACTAGTGGTACATCCGGTACTAATGGTTCAATTGGTACTTCAGGAAATAGTCAAACAGCAGGCACAAGCGGCACTTCAGGTACAGCTGGATCTGCAGGTACATCAGGTGCAAGTTCATCAGCTGGTACTTCAGGAACAAGTGGTACTAGCGGTACATCTGGTTCATTAGGAACTTCAGGAGTAAGTGGTGCAGCTGGTTCAGCAGGTACTTCAGGTACATCTGGAACTAGTGGTACAGCTGGTTCAAATGGTACAAGTGGTAACGCTGGAAACAGTGGTACAAGTAGCACAAGTGGAACAAGTGGTACTTCTGGTAGTACAGGTACAAGTGGTTTATCACAAACTGCAGGAACAAGCGGTACTAGTGGTACTAGTGGAACAGCAGGTTCAATAGGAACCTCAGGAAATAGTCAAACTGCCGGAACCTCAGGTACAAGTGGTACTTCAGGTACAGCTGGATCTATAGGTACAGCAGGCCAATCAGAAAACTCAGGTACATCCGGTACTTCAGGTACAAGCGGAACAGCAGGTAGTGTAGGTACCTCAGGAAATAGCCAAACAGCAGGTACTTCAGGCACAAGCGGTACTTCAGGCACAGCAGGTTCAATAGGAACCTCAGGAAATAGCCAAATAGCTGGTACTTCAGGTACAAGCGGTACTTCAGGTACAGCTGGTTCAAATGGTACAAGTGGTATTAGTGGAGCTGCAGGTACTTCAGGTACAAGCGGTACTTCAGGTACAGCTGGTTCAAATGGAACTAGCGGTAACGCAGGAAATAGCGGTACAAGTTCAACAAGTGGTACTAGTGGAACAAGTGGTTCTACTGGTACATCAGGTTTAAGTCAAACAGCCGGAACATCCGGTACAAGTGGAACTTCAGGTTCTACAGGTACAGCAGGTAATTCTGGTTCTTCAAATACAAGCGGTACTTCAGGAACTAGTGGAACAGCTGGTTCTAATGGTACAGCAGGAGTAAGTGGTGCTTCAGGTTCAGCAGGTACAAGTGGTACAAGTGGTACTTCAGGAACAAATGGTTCAGCAGGTACTTCAGGTGCTTCTCAAACTGCTGGAACTAGCGGTACAAGTGGTACCTCAGGAACTTCAGGTTCAATAGGAACAAGTGGAGCTTCACAAACAGCAGGTACAAGTGGTACTAGCGGTACTTCTGGTACAGCAGGATCTACAGGTACATCAGGTATTAGTGGAAATGATGGTACAAGCGGTACTTCAGGTACTAGTGGAACAAACGGTTCAACTGGTACAGGAGGTAATGCTGGTAATTCAGGTACAAGCAGTACTTCAGGTACTAGTGGTACTTCAGGTTCTACTGGTACTTCAGGTTTATCTCAAACTGCTGGTACAAGTGGAACTTCTGGAACTGCTGGCTCTGCTGGTACAGCAGGAATATCAGGTGCTAGTCAAACAGCTGGAACTAGTGGTACAAGCGGCACTTCAGGAACAGCTGGTTCAGCAGGTACTTCAGGCAATTCAAGTGCTTCTGGTACATCAGGTACTAGTGGTACATCCGGTACTAATGGTTCAATTGGCACTTCAGGAAATAGTCAAACATCAGGTACTTCAGGAACAAGCGGTACAGCAGGTAGCGCAGGTACTGCTGGTGTTTCCCAAACAGCTGGAACTTCAGGAACAAGTGGTACAAGCGGTACCGCAGGTTCAATAGGGACATCAGGTATAAGTGGTGCTAGTGGTTCAGCTGGTACATCAGGTACAAGTGGTACTAGTGGTACTACAGGATCAAATGGTACATCAGGTAATGCTGGTAACTCAGGAACTAGTTCAACAAGTGGAACTTCAGGAACTTCAGGTTCAACAGGTACAAGTGGTTTATCACAAACAGCAGGTACAAGCGGTACAAGTGGTACTTCAGGTACAGCAGGTAGTGCAGGTACAGCAGGTCAATCAGGTGCTTCTCAAACAGCAGGTACTAGCGGTACATCAGGTACTAGTGGTACTGCTGGTTCAAACGGTACTTCAGGAAATTCAGGCGCTTCTGGTACATCAGGTACTAGCGGCACTTCAGGAACAAACGGTT